AAGCCAGAAGATTGATACGATTTTTAAAATTGTGTGGACAGTGTCATTCATGGTTTTGGGGTTAATCCTGAAATCCATATATAACGGACTACTTAACTAGGAGGAGTTATGGAAAAATTAAAAGGAATGTGGAGAGATTTAAGCAAGCCAGGCAAAGTATTTGTTGCCGCACTTGTTGTTATCCTTGCAATTATATTAATAAGTTATATATTATAAATAATGGAATGGTTGCTTGCAATCCTGATAGGTTCATTTGCAAGTGGGGCCATAGAATCAATAGCAACACCCGATAAAGGAGGAGGAAGTATAATGAGCGGTTTGCCCGTAGAAATGATTACAATGCTTGGCTCAAGTATATTGGGCGGAGTGATGACTATTTGGGGTCAATCTATAAAGGCAAAGCAAGTTGAACAAAAAATGCTTCTTGCTCGTAGTAAGTTTCAAATGGAGGAAATTGAAAAGGCAAGGCGGTATGAAAACAAGGGCTTTCAATGGACACGAAGGATTATAGCTTTAACAGCCGTGTTCTTTATCATTGTATGGCCCAAAATTGTTCCTGTTTTTTTCGATGTTTCTGTTTTCTTAACATGGACAGAATTTTCCAGAGGATTTTTCTTCCTTATAGAACAAAAGGAAATGCTTGTAGACAGGCAATTTGCAGGTGTTGTGATTACGCCAATGGACACGCATCTAATGGCGGCAATCGTGGGGCTGTACTTTGGGGGCAGTCTTGTTAGAAAATGATGAATACTGCTGAAATTATAAAAATATTAGAAGATAATAAAATTACCAATGTAACAAGCCCAGAACCTAAAATAATTTATACAAAAACATTTTCATGTGAGGGTTCGGAAGATGACTATGACAAACACCCAATAGTATATTATACATTTGATAATAAAATAGATAGTACGGATAAAACTGATAAAGGATATGTAGTATGTGAATATTGTTACGCTAAATTTAAATATGAAGAAAAGAAAGATGACAAAAGTTTTGTAAATGAAATTTTAAAAGGGAGTGGATAATGAGTAAGAGTGATAAGCTTAAATTAATTTTCAAGAAAATTGCAAGGAAGCTGGGGTTCTTTATGACTTCGGATGAGAAGAAACAAAAAAATAAATTCTTAGAGGAAATGCCAACTCATTCCGAAGAGATGCAGGACAAGTTGGAGCCTATACCATGCCCAATGCATGAGGACTATGATGATGAAGAAGATTACAAGCAGAACCAGGGGAAAAATGATTAATAAAATTACCCCCACGGGTGGCTTAACATGGTATATAAAATGGGTTAGTAGTTTTATATTATTAATTGGTATGGTATTAACATCTTTAGATATATCCCCATACAATTTATTCTTTCATGCAATGGGTGTGTTTGGTTGGTTTATTGTGGGTATGATGTGGAATGACAGAGCAATTATATTTATTAATGCCATTGCCTTTTCAATTTTTTTAACGGGAGTGATTAATTTTTATGTATAGGTTTAAAGATGTGGTTTGAAAAAGTAACAATATTAATTACAGTAATTATATTGTTGTGTATTTTATTGAGTACTTGTGGTCAATGAGTAAGGCAGATTTAAAAAGAAAAGGACATAAGGGCAGGCGTAAGGTCGGCTCTAAAAAGAGACGCAATCGTAGGCGTATCCGTTTAGGATTAAAGTTACGAAAAAAATAATTGTTGACAATTATTTTATTTATGATAGACTATGAAAATTATAGGAGATAAAAACATGGCAAGTATTAAAGATCATATATCAACTGATGTAACTAAACTGTTGCTCGTAGGTGATAGTGGTTCGGGAAAGACGGCTTCATTATCGGCATTAGCCAATGCGGGATACAATTTGCGTATCTTAGATTATGATGATGGCTTGGCTATCCTTCCAGAATTTCTTAATCCAGATGCGATAGACAAGGTTAGTTATGTTACATTGAAAGACCCGATAGGGAAAGCGGATGCTTTTCGTAAAGGGGTTAACCTTATTTCCAATTGGAAAGATAAGGAAGAAGAGTTTGGATCTGTAAGTAAATGGACATCTAAAGATGTGCTGGTGATTGACAGTTTAACCTTGATGGGTGAGGCGGCTTTAAGGGGGGCACTTGTATTTAATAACAAGAAGCCAACTGATCAAGCTAGTCAACCCGAGTGGGGAACTGCCATGCGTGATGTTCAGCACATCATTCAATACCTTACGGGTTCAGAAGTTCCGTGTAATGTGGTAGTGACAACACATATGCAATACATGGAAGGCGATATGGGTGTGTCGAAAGCATATCCAACTAGTGTCGGTTCAAAATTGTCTACTAAAATTGGTAGATATTTTAACTGTGTATGCAGAATAGATACTAGAAGTTCTAGTAAAGGTGTCGAGCGAACTTTACGTACGGTATCGGATCATCGCATGGATCTAAAGGTAACGGCTCCAAAATTAATTGAGCCTAATACTGCATTAGATCTTGCGAAATTATTTGATTCGATTCAAAAAAATGCTCGACAAAGATTATCCACTAAGGATAATGTAATCAACATCAAAACGGGAGGCAAATAATGGCTGATGTTAACGACTTTTTAGCAATGAGTCCTGATGATATACCTGAAACAATCACTCTGCCCGAAGGCAGTTATGATTTTGTTATCACAAGTTATCGTACGGATAGAGTTGGTGAAAATCAAAACCAAATTGTGCGTCTCAACTGTAAAGCACAAGCAGTTTTAGAATCTGATATTACTGACGCGGATTTAGAAAACTGTGACGGCACTCGGTTGGAATTTTGGGCAACCAAAAAAGCACTTAGGCAGGGTAATCCTGTGATTTCACTTAAAGCTTTTCTAACAAAGACACTCGGTATGAGTGGTAATTCCTTTGGGGAAATGCTTGAACAAACTATCGGCCAAACATATAGTGGTATTATTAAACACGAAATGGTTGGTCGCAACAAAGATATATTGCAAGCTTCAGTATCTAGAATATTGACTAAGCATTAATATATCATGGGTGAGTATGCTGTAAGGAGACGTGTTACTTCTCAGTTAAAGGAAGGGGCGAAGATCGCTATCGTGATGGACTTCCCTTCTTCTAATGAGGTACGTCTAAATAAAATACTTGCAGGCGATTTTATTATTAACAAAATTTGTAGAATGACGGGGATACAAATCGAGGATTGCATGCTCACCCACACTTTTCAATTAAAGCCTGCGCAAGACAACCCCCAGAATTTTTTTCACAAGAGGTCTGAATATAAGGCTTTGTGCAAGGATAGTGAGTGGCGCTCCTCCTACCCAAATACCACCTTAGGTTACCTCAAGCAGGAGATGGAGCAAGACTTGCAACGTTTGCACAATGAACTCAATGAAACAAATCCCAATGTTATTATAGCAATGGGAGGCGTTTCATTGTGGGCGTTAACGGGATTCGATAAGGTTAAGACATATCGTGGCGCTATCATACCTTCCAACACTCCCCATTTAAATAGAGAATTTAAAATAATAACTACCTATCCTTCGCATACGGTAGTAAAGAACTACGATTTTAGAGCGCATCTCTTTTCGGATTTTAAGAAAGCCAAAAGAGAATCGGAAAATAAAAATATTAATTACATAAACAGAAAGTTATGGATTGAACCTACCATAGATGACCTACATATATTTAAGGAAAAATATATAGATACATGTGGCGAGCTCAATCCATTATCTTTCGACATAGAAACAGCGGAAGGGCGGACTAGGTGTATTGGGTTTGCCCCCTCTTTAAGACACGCCATTGTTGTACCATTCTGGATGCCCAACCCACATTTTAAAAATTATTGGTCACCCGAAGATGAGGTTAAAGCATGGGCATGGGTTAAGGATTTATTGGAAGACGAACATATAGTTAAGGTTGCGCAGAATCAAACTTATGATGTGTCATGGTTATCATTTAAAAATAATATAAAAGTCAAGGGACTTATACATGATACCATGCATGCACATCATGCTTTGCAACCCGAAATGGAAAAAGGTTTGGCATTTCTAGGCTCCATATACACTAATGAAGGTGCATGGAAGACATTAGCCAAGTTCTCGAAGAGCACAAAAGCTGATGAATAGTGAAGCGACCAAACTTTTTTACGGCAAAGTCTGTTGAAGATAATTGGCAAGAGATGGAATCCTATGTCCGTCTTTGGCGGGCGGCTTTGGATCAGTTGTTGCAGGATTTAATATATACGGGCAACGGAAAGGAAGATAAGAAGGCGCACATAAATGCGTGGGAATGGTTTGAAAATGAGCAGGATAAATTTGATTTAGTGTGTGATTTGGCAGATTTAGATTCCATAAGAACAAAAAAAGAACTGAATGATTTAGTGGAAAGGGTACATGATAATAAAGATAGAAGAAAATTTAAGGACAGCTTTAAAATTATTGAGCGGAAAAAGAGAACACGAGTACGGAAATAAAAAGGAGAATCATGAAAACATTTCTCGTCTTTGGTCTGCTTATCTGAACCATCCTATATCTGCACATGATGTTTCTATCCTCATGTTATTATTAAAGGTGGCAAGAGCCAAGTTTGGAAACCCGAGTTCCGATACATACATTGATATGGTGGGATACTCAGCAATTGCAGGAGAGTTAGCTGATGAAGATAATAAAAAACACAGAAATAAGTAAGCAAGATTTATCTGATGAACAGACGGAATGGGTTTACTGCGCCCTTGATTGTGCCTTGACATATGAGATATGGGATAAGGTGCATAGGGAATTTGATGGACTCACTAAAAAAACATACCTATTTGAACTAGACAGTTTACAACCAGCAATGGACATGATGTTGCGCGGCTTGCGTGTAGATGAGGAAGAGGTAATGACAAGAAAGAAAATTCTAAGGGAAAGAAGATTGAAGTTGGAACGCATGCTTAATTTATTTTCCCAAGCTGTTTGGGAAAAGGATTTAAATCATAACAGTCCCGTTCAACTTAAGAAAATTTTATATGAATATCTGGGACTGCCACCCGTTGTGTCGTACAAGGGGGGCAAGCAAAAGATATCCACGGACAGAGCGGCGCTTGAACAGCTCGGGGAATTTTATCCAAGGGCCAAACCTTTTTGTCATACCATACTTACGTTGCGTGATATAACCAAACAGCTTTCTGTCTTGGATTCCAAGCGGGATGAGGATGGAAGGATACGTTGTTCTTATAATGTGGCAGGCACGGAGACGGGTAGATGGTCATCATCTGCAAGTCCGTGGCGAACGGGAACTAATTTACAAAACGTTACAAAGGAATTGCGTTCCATATTTATTCCCGATGAGGGAAAGATAATGTTCTATGCTGATCTGGAACAAGCGGAATCAAGAGTTACGGCTTATATTGCGGGCGATGAAAATTATATAAATGCATGTGAGAGTACGGACTTGCATACTGAAGTTGTGAAGATGGTGTGGCCCAACTTGGGTTGGTCTGATGATCTTGCACAAAATAAAGAGCTTGCTAATAAACCTTATTATTTACATTTTACTTATCGTGATATGTGTAAACGAGCGGGACATGCTACAAATTATGGTGTATCTCCTACTGCATTGGCAAAACATTTAAAAATAAAAGTGTCACATGCGACAAGATTTCAGTTGCTTTATTTTGGTGGTGTGATACCATTGGCTTCTTTGGAACGATGGCACAAGCAAGATAAAGAGGGAGGCTTTAAAGAATTGATAGACACGGGAGAGATTATAGGTAAACTTGTAAAAATTAAAGGGGCGTTTCCTGGAATACGTGTATGGCATACGGCAGTTTCTAATGAATTAAAACAAACGGGTTGCTTGATCACGCCCATGGGAAGACGCAGGCAATTTTGGAGTAGGCTAAATGATAACTCCACATTGAGAGAAGCAATTGCTTATGTTCCCCAATCAACGATAGGAGATTTGCTTAACCTAGGATTGTTAAAAGTGTGGCAGAATTTAAGGCATTCGGGTTTGGATATATTGGCACAAGTGCATGACGCTATTCTTGGTCAATGTTACATTGACAAACTAGACACCTTAATGCCCCAAGTTTT